TTTAAGTTACCAAGAACATTGCCAGTTTGTGTCGGTAGTCCAAACAAGCCTCTGGTAGCGCCACCAAGGCCAGCCAATGCCTCGCCTCTGGCTTGCAATCCTAACTGTTCATAAGGTGCACGCATCCGCAGACCTTGTAGAGCAGATTCAGCCGCTAATAGTTGATTTCGGCTTGCAACGGCTCTTTCCTGCTGTCCCAAGGTAGCAGCAGCATTGAGTGCCGCTAAGGTTTGCTGATCGATTCCTTGCGCTCCTGAGACCAATCCTTGACCAAGGCCAGCCTGTCTAATGGCTTCCTGTGTACCAAACTGCTGCGCCTGTAGTGCTTGTTGGGCACGAGCAGTCTCTTGTGCAGACAAGAGTGATTCCATGAAGGGATTCACAGTTCTAATGCCACCACCAACAGTGGGTAAATTTTGACCAGTACCAAGTAAGCCACGTTGTTGCAGGCTTGCTATCAGTGCTTCTTGCTCACGAGCACGACCAGGAGCAGCCAAGGCCTCAACCTGACCATACAGTGTCTGAGCAGCCTGTGCAGGATTAACAGCACCAAAGGCTTGACCAGCCAATCCAAGTTGCTGTTGACGCAGAGCCTGCATCTCTGGAGAAGTGACCGCTGTGGCCTCTCCTGGCCTCACAGTGCCTACGCCAGCGCCTGTGGTAACAGTATATGGAGTAAACGGAATAGCGCCTTCACGACCAATTGTGGCGGCTTCTCCGGCTAGTTCACGACCAAGACCAGTAGCCTCACGCTGCAGTGCCTGCAACTGTGCAAGATCTATGCCAGCACCAACAAGACCTCCAAGATTAAGGTTACCAATACCAGGAAATAAACTAGTTGCTGCAGGCAACAGACTAGTCAAATTTGTCGTAGGTGTAGGTGTCGGTGTAGGCGTAGGCGTAGGAGTAGGTGTTGGTGTCGGAGTCGGGGTTGGCGTAGGCGTGGGAACAGCAGGACCAGTGGGAGTCAGTCCAGTAGTCAGCAAACCAACAGAGGCACCGCCAATGCCACCAATACCAGCCAAGGTTGCACCAGCCAAATTCTGTGCAGTTCCAGGCGAGATGCCAGCATTGATAAGACTCTGTGTTAAGTTAGCAACACTGGGGATAGCGTCCATAAAGCCGCCAGTATTGATAGCACCAAAGTTACCAATATTAGGACCACCTGCTAACTGACTGCTTAAATCAATACCTGTAAATCCAAGAGTACCGCCAGTAGGAATATTAAGCATTCCACTTGGAGTGTTCATAGTAAACACTGGAGTTCCACCAGCACCAGCACCGCCTACTTGATCGGCAGCGGCCCCAAAACCTGTAATACCAGGAATATTAGTTGTACTTGTTGGAATATTTAGCGTAGTTGCAACATCGCCAAGACCGATGTTGTTCATTATGTTTCCAACAGCGCCAGATTGAACCGCTGCTGTGCCAAGACCAGCCAACGCCCCTGTCACTAAACCTTTTTCTGCATCCCCAGTAGCAATTCCTGACACAACTCCAGAAACAATAGCGTTACCGACCGCACTAGCAGCAGTTCCTGTTAATCCTAAAGAAGCACCAATACTAGCACCAAGGCCAGGAACAGCAAAGTTAAGTGCTATAGGTAGAATAGATTTAACAAAGTTACCAAACTGACGACCTTCAGCAGAACGCTGTCGATCACGCTGTTGCATATAGTCTTGTGTTTCTTGTGCCGTTGGCTGACGACCAAGCCTAGTGCGAAGTTCTGCTTCATCACCAGTCCTGATGGCTTCAGCAATACCAGCGGCAGCGTCAGGTCCAGTTAGTGCACCTTTGAAGTAAGCATATCCGGAAGCATCAAGATCACGACCAGCATATTCTTTATAGATACGAGATAATTCTGCGGCAGCAGGATCAGGGTTAAGTTTCTGTCCTTCTGGAGAAATCTTTAACTCAGTCTTTAGTGCTTCAATCTCGCTGTTGCCGTAAGATTGAATATACGGTTTCTCTTTAGCAAGAAACTCAGTGTAGGTTTTTAATCCGCTTGCATCTGGATCACGACCAAGAATGTTATTATAAATTGTTTTAATCAGAGACTGGCCTTCAGGGGAATAGGCCATATCTTTTTTAATCGTATCTAAAGACTTACCAGATTCGGCATAAGATAGTAAACCAGAAATGTCAGGAGAACGACCAAGTGTTTCTTGGTAGATACGAGAAATCTCATCAATACGGTCTTCAAAGTTAGGAAGCCTGTTCTTTGCTTCGTCTACAATTCTGTTAGTCTGTGCCACAGAAATACTAGGCAACATCATCCCTGTTCCAGTACCCCCAGATGGTGTAGGCGGTGGGAGAGTAAGAGCACTTGTTACAGGGGCCGCTACTGGTTCCGGAGCAGGAGGCCCATAGACAGGCATAGCCGCAGGTGCAGATAACATTGGGGCAGGCTCTGGAGCAGACGTAGGCATAAATAATGCTGGCGCAGGCTCTGGGGCCGGAGCAGGGGCTGGCGCTGGAGCACTAAAGTATGTAGCAGCATTGGCCGCATTATAAGCAGCCAAGGCATCCATTATGTTAGTGTATCCCTGGGCTTGTAATCCAGGAAGTGCTTCTGCAAAAGTTGCCATTTAGTATGTACCCCCGCTGATGGTGCCACTGAAAGTACCGCTAACAGTAATGTTATTTACAGTAACAGTGCCAGTAAAGGTAGGACTAGCAGTATCAGACTTAGTTGCTACTGCGGTAGCAATGTTAGTAAATTCTGTATCAATCTCAGAGCCACGAACAACCTTACCAGGATCGCCAGTAGTCAGCGAATCCTTTGCTGTGAAGTTAGTAGTTTTGACGTAATTTGACATGGTTAGATTGTCCTTCCAGTAACAGCATAAATGTCAAGTTTTTGAATAGACACAGGGTAACCATTTACCTCTGCATCAACACCAATCTGGACTACGTTGCCGTTACCAGATAGTTGCTTTTTCAAGTTATCAAGAAAAATAGATAAAGAATACTCAGCAATTCCGTACTCTGCTATGCCATACTCCGACACTGCTCCACCAGGAGTGGTTAACTGTGTTGATTGGTAGTTGGTGGCATAGTCAAAGGCCCACTTAATATCAAAGGTAGTAGAAGCAGAGCCAACCACAACAACACCAATCTTCTTGAGCATCTTAATCACCGAAGGTGAACCAAAGTCAAGATAAGGAGTATAATAAGAAAAAATATATGTTGCTGTGTTATCATTGTAGCCAGTGTATTCAGCAACTCCATCGGTTTTTCCCAACAGTAGTCTGCGATCATAAGTGGCACATAGTCCTTTAGGAGAAATGTTGTCCCATACAGTTGCTCTACCAGATCCATCTTGTAAGAACTGTCTTAGATCAAAATAATAAGTAAAGCCAGACACAGGCAAAGTTATAAGATAAAAAGCATCAGCAGGATAGTACACACTGCGGATCTTCTTTGTGTCTTCGCCAGAGATATAATCTAAGAATGTATCACGGACATTACGACTAATGTCACGAACTGGTGCAGACTTTTCCTGTATTGTTCTTGCTAATGACCGTAATCCAGTAGCACTAAGAAATAATAAGTCTGTTCCAATGTTCTGCACAGAATCTCTAGCGATACAACCAACACCAACAATTACGTCTTGTAAAGCAAGACTGGAAACATTAGAAGCATTATTATAAACAACAATGTTCTTTTCACAGAAGATAACAAGAAAGTCATTGTGTGCCGCTAAAGCAACAATCCTGTCTTCACCAGGAACAACCTTTTCTATATTGATGACACCAGAGCCGGAGCCAGTAAAGTCAACAGGATCTAATAATTTACTATAATAAACTGTTAACTTATCTGTGTCATTGATATTGGCAAGCCAAGTACGGCCAAAGGCACCGATACCACAATTAGGCAAAAAAGTGCTACTACTAAAACCTGATGGCACATTACCAACATCGGATAACAATTGAAAGCCAAAGGGGCCGGTGTGTGCATGAGCAGCGCCGCCACTAGTAGGCATCTTATGGTATACAAGTGGTTTATGACTAGCCTGTACGATAACAGCGTGTGGTGATGCAGATAGGCCACTGCTATATTGGCAATTGATAACTTGCCAATTATTATTAGTAATAGTATAAGTAGCGTTACCGCTGTTATCAGCATTACGGACTAACTTCTCTGTCATCGTTGTTTCACCAACAAACAACTTATTATTACCAAATGACAGAATACTATAAGTGCCGTCATGATTATCAAACTCTGAGATCACTTCAGGCGTTGATGATGTGCCACCAGAGGTAGTCGTATATGCCCATCCTTTCCGTGCACCAATACGACCATAGCGGTCAATAACAGCATTCCTTGCTGTCAAAGCAAAGGAACTGCTCATATCAACACCGGAATCTTGGGTATTAAGTCCGAAGTATCCTGGTGATGTTATTGTTGTAGATTGTAGTGGTTTGTTTGGCATTATACCCAGTAGAATGAGAACTCATCAGGTCTGCGATTGGCTTCTACAGCGATTCTGTCTGCCAGTGCCTGCTTTGCTACAGCGTATTGGCTGCTGACATTGACACCACCGTCCTCACCACGCTCTTCAATGGCCTTGGCCCATGCCAGTGCCACAATAGGTATCTTTGGTAATTCTGTGGAACTAGAGTTAGTGGTTAGTTCTGCCTCTGGGGTATAAGCATCAACTTTAATGGTATAAGTGGTATCAGGCACAGGGAAGATCTGAATCTTTAGATCACCACTGCCATCAATACCGTCAGTAGCCCAATAGGCAGGAATGCCATAAAGAGTCTGTGCCGCTAGATCAATGTTAGATATAAAATACTCGTGTGGTCGCTCTGCTAAGTAAATACGGTTAGTAGTGTTGTACACACGATGAATCCTAGAAGCATCTCCAGCACCAGTAATCGAATAAGAAGTTGTACCATTGGAGGTAGAAATAGTGTAAGTATTTGCTAGTGCTTCCCAATCCCAAGCATCTTCTACTTCACGCTTTGCGTCATTGACTAACTTACCGATAAGCGCACTGTAGTCATTATCAGATACGTTATTGACAGTGGTTTCACGCAACCGTGTCAAGACATCGTTTACTAATTGTAGATATGTAGTTGCCATTTAGCAATCCCATTTTCTTAGTGCTAGTGCTTTCCTTGTTGGTCTACCTTTTTCATCCTTCATTGGCCCCGCAACCCCAGACATACGAGCACAGAAGGACTTACGCCTTGCTGCTGCTTTGGGGGACTTTGCTGCTTCCTTGGCCGATACTGGTGGTTTGAGATTAGCGCCTTCAGTACGCTTGAAATAGGCTCTACCTTTAGCATTTAAACCGCCTTCTTTGTTCTGATAGACTTTCTTGACCATTATTTCTTCGCAGTCTTCTTGGCTTCTCTAAACGCCTTAGCAGTAGGAGCACCTTTGGTTCCAGGCTTACGCATCTTTTCACCACTGCCTTCTTTGATGCGTTTACGCTTGGCTTGGATATTGGCATAGAGTCCTGGTTTCATCGTCCACGTCCAGTCTTCTTCATCATCATTGGCTTCTTGGACATACCAGCCTGTGACATTGCAATTGCGACTGCCTGCTTGCGTGACTTTACCACTGGACCGCCTTTACCGCTATGCAGAGTACCAGACTTGTACTCACTCATAACTTTACCAACCTTCTCTGCTTTACCTTTTTTAGTTGTCGGCTTTTTCATTTTGTTTACCTTTCTTTAACCAAGATTGCACCGTCTTAGTTTCATAAATTCTAAAACAAGACCACACGATAGAAAATATTGCTGCTAGAGCAGGCAGAATATCTGCTAATGTGCCCACCACGGTTGCAATGGAGATGGCGTCTACGGCGTGTTTTGTGG